ATCAGCACCAGATAATCTAATATAAGTAGTAAAAGATCCCCCATCACTGGTTACATCACCAGTCATCTTCGCTCTAAAACGCTCCCATGTTTGTGGTCTAATCCTATCAGCAGGATCCCATGGTTGACTTGGGGATAATATTCCCTCTGGTGGTTTTGCTGGGTTGATGGTCATTTAAATTGTTGTTTTTGTTGTTGATTAGTTTTTTCTTCTTCTAAATGATTTATCAACATAGTAACATACACTTCTCTTTCCCATGGTAGCATCTCTTCCAATTCAGTGAGTGAAAACTTATGAAAATACATCAGATTAAAATTAGTCTGATAAAAATTACCAAGAGTTTCATGAAAGAGACTTATCCGAAAAAATTTGTCAGTCCCTCAATAGTATATTCAGAGGCAACACCAGTATTTGGATTCATAAGAGAAAATGTGTGAGAAACCTTTGGCATTGTAGCATAAAATTTTTGAATTTCTTCAAACTGTTTGCTTGTCAATCCCTCTAGGTAATCTTTAATTTCTTTCTTGGGTGTGGTCTTTGCTTCCCACACTTCATCTCCATCATATATTTGATCAATACAATTAATAATCTCATCAAATATTTCTTCAGTACTCTGATCTTTTTGTAAGATTTGAGAAGTGATAAACTGCTCCATGCTTGGATATTTCATGATCAATCCACTTACATCAGAAAAAGCAACTTTTTTATCATGCCCTTCTGGTTTCAAACACATAACTTCTTCAAGATTTAAAGTATACGGAAGTTTAGTTTCATTATCATCTTTGGCAGTAAAAAGCATTTCAATTAATTCACCGACAGACTTAGATCGAATATGTAAGAAAATATATTCCAAGTCAAACATAGGAAGATCTTCTACTTTTATTCCTCGTGTAAGAATACAAGATTTTAGAATTTCGACAATAGCATTTCTTATCTGTTTATCGTCACCTGATTCAGTAGCAACCAGAAGAAGTTTTTCCTCTTTTACTAAAAATGGTCTATATTTAATTGTTTTACCTGTAGAAGGTAATTCCAATTCGTAGGTTGGGACTGTAGGTTTTGGTAATGCCATAATTTTTCAATTTAATTAATTTTTCGAGTTAATTTATACATTTTTTCCTTTAAATATCCATCTTCTATAATAAAACGATGCAGTTACTTTCAATAAAGTAGATGCTCCATATGACACAGGAGTGCTTTGTATAGAATACGGCCACGCATCATATAGTGTATATATTCCACCTACTCTACCCAAAGTATTTGCAGCATTTCTTTCTGCTTTAGTTATAACTAATTCTTTACACATATAGTCTACTGGATATGATAATCTATTACGAGAAAATCTGCCATCGTTTGCTTTTGTCACATCATCAAATATTACGTCTGACCACGCATTTAAAAATTTTAACGGAAGTAAATTTGCATCACATGTCCACCCCAAAGTTATATCTTGATATGATTTAGTGTGTGCATAATTAACTTGCCCCTCTCCCATAAGTATACCAGTAGTTTGCCCAGTAGATGCCATTATTCCAGGAAGAGAAGCTTCTTCACATAGCAAAATTAGACTTTGAGATGCTGTCCCAGGACCAAATGAGCCAAACCCAACTGGTGCTAGATTACTTTTTAATTTGTTAGACAATCCTTTAAATTCAACTTCGAAGGTATTGGACATCGCCATACCTTTTTTAATGGCACCAAGAAAACTTTGTATACCAGCCGCAGTTGACATCTAAATATCTATATACCATTACCTATTATTTATGGCATATTCTGGATTATACAAACCAGAAAACCCGCAAAAATATAGAGGCAATCCAACCAATATTGTCTATCGTTCTTTATGGGAGCGAAAATTTATGGTGTTTTGTGACAGAAATTCAAATATACTTCAGTGGGGTAGCGAAGAAGTTGTTATACCATATAGATCTCCTGTTGATGGTAAAGTGCATCGTTATTTTGTAGATTTTAATATTAAATTATGCACTCGCAATGGAGAAACAAAAAAATATTTGATAGAAATTAAACCAAAAAAACAAACTATTCCACCCCCAGAGACATCAAGAAGAACAAAAACTTGGCGCACTAATATAATGACTTATATGAAAAATAGAGCAAAATGGGAAGCAGCAGAAAATTGGTGTGAAGATAGACAAATGAAATTTATGATACTCACCGAAGATCATTTAGGAATTTAAAATGTCTAAAGGATTTGCCGATAAAAATAAAAAAAACTCGGGTAGAAATTACAAAACTATATTTGAGCGTGTGCAAGATCTTTCAAATGGAGAAGAGAAGCCATGGTCATGGTATCGTCAACATGTTAAAGCAATAGCACTGGATTATAAAAAACATCCAGAAAAAACGATTAAAGAAGAAAAAAAAGACAGAGTGCAAGATGAAGATCTTCAAGATAAAAACGAAATAAGGAGATATGCTAGACAAGGAAGAATATTTCTGTTTGAATACAAAGCAATATCAAAGTATCTTCGATATTACGATCAGTTTCCATTAGCATATGTATTAAAAGCAAATAAAGATCATTTTATTGCAGCAAACTTACATTACGTGCATCCAAATAAAAGATTAAGAATAATTGCTGATTTATTAAACGGTAAGATTAACATTCCTTCGTGTATTATTCATAAATATATAACAGAACATGTGAATGGATTTTTATTAGACTTGGCATCTGTTGAATGGGAAACATCCATCGCTTTACCAGTAGAGAGTTTTGTGAAAAATAGAAACGGACAGTTATTTCCATATAAATCAGATGAAGTATGGAAAGAAACTAACGAAAAATTTTATACAAAATTCAAAGCAAGAAGAATTGTTAAAGGTTATGGTAAACCATCAGATATCGAGGATGTAGAATAATGTTAGCAAAGAAGGTAACTATACCAACAAGTGGAACACCCTCTGCTAAAGGAAGCTTTCGCTATCCAAATGTAGCATATGAATCTGATTCTGATTATGTGCAATTTACATTTTATGATTATTCAGCGCCATTTAGTAAACAATCTCAAACCGCAGCAGCTGGAAGTTTATTTGGGTTAAATGCATATAATGCATCTTCATCTGGGTTAGGTGGAGCAAAAGCAACTGTGTTATTATACATGCCAGAAGACATCGAAAATCAATATGGTGCTGGTTGGCAAGACACAAATCTAAGTAACATGGCGAAAGGAGCTCTTGGATTTTTTGGAAATGCGGCAGGAGGAGATTTTGGAAAAGCAATTAAAAATGTTGGTGACACGTTAGGCAAAGCAACAGAAAATGCAATTACGAAAGGAACACTTATAACTAGCATAATTAGTGACGCTTTAAATAAAGCAAACTTTGCTTCTTTAACAGTGAATGATGTTTTTGGGTCAACAACTAATCAAATTTTAAACCCAAATACTGAAGTATTATATAAAGGCCCAATGATGAGAAATTTTTCTTTGGATTTCAAAATGGCACCAAAAAACGTCAAAGAAGCAATAGAAATAAAAAATATAATACATGTATTTAAAGCAGCAACATTACCTAGATTTGGTGGCGCAGGAGATGCTACAAATGCATCATTTGTTAAAGTTCCTCAAATAGTAGATGTTACATTCAAAACTGGCAGTAAAGAAAATCCATGGGTAAGTCAATATAAACCATCAGTGATAAAAAGTTTTGATGTTTCATATACTCCAGATGGAGCATGGGCAACATACGGTGATGGATCTCCTGTAGCAACATCTATCAAAATTAGTTTTCAAGAAACCAAAATGGTTTATGCTGACGAATTATCAAGTCAAGGAGCATCATACTAATGTATTTCTCACTCACACCAGACATACAATACGACGAGAAACCAGTCAAGTTTCCTTTCTCTCAATCAGATTATGTTGTTGCTAAAAATTTCTTTCGTCGTTTCAAAATTGATGAGGATAGATTTAGTTACTCTGTATTCTTCAAGCGTTATGCCATACAAGATGGTGATCGTTTAGATTTAATTGCAGAAAAAACTTATGGCACAGCATTGTATGATTGGGTTATCATGTTGACTAACAACATGATCAATCCATACTTTGATTTACCAATATCAGAATCACAAATAAGAAACCTGGTAGAAAATCCAGACGCTATACACCATTACGAAACTTTGGAAGTAAAAAATAGCGAGGGAGTGGTTGTATTGAAAGAAGGAATTATTGTAGATCAAAGATTTGTTGCTAGACCATTTGTTTACTTAGATAAATCAACCCCATCATTGATTTACACAAGTAGAGTGGGTAATCTCATAACAAAATTAGTAACAAACCTAGATCAAGCAATACTAGAAAATGAAGCTAAAAGAGAAATTTATTTATTAAAACCAAACTACATAGCACAATTTGTGAATACATTTAAAGCACAAAATTTCTATTCTAAATCTACCAACTATGTTGACAGTCAACTTAAGAAATCAGGGGTATAAACTTTTTTTGCAAAAAAAATTGGGCGGTTTTTTTGCCGCCCAAAATGGTTTTTAGTATATGATTTTGAAAATCAATCTTCTTCAGCAAGACGAGCAAAATAACTAAGTGCATCATCTTCTTCCTCTACACTACCAGCAGCGACTGCTACTTTAACAGATTCGCGTTTGGCAGGTGGAGCATAGGCGTCTTCATCAATGATTTCTTCATCAAGAGTAGGACGATTATACTGAGCACGAGAAACGGCAGGAGTTTTTGTAACTCCTAATACTAGATTCAATCTCTCCTCTAACTCCTCATATGATTTGAAGTTGTCAGCAGACATAAATGCCTGTAAAGGTTGTGCTTTATGCCATATAGCTTCAAGCGCAGAATCATCAGATAAAAGTGCTGTAGGAGATGCAAATTCTGACTTATCGTAATTCCAGTAACCAGCAACATTAGTGATCTTCAGTTTGAAGTTAGCACCTTCCCACAAATCAAAAGGATTTACTGGTGTTTCATCTTCAAATTCGGGTTGAGCTGCCGCAATAATTTTATCAAAGATTTTCTTACCAAACTTGTATAGAAATACTCCACCTTCATTCTCTGGATTTGCTTTATCGCTTACCACATAAATGTTGGCAGTGTATGATAGTTTACGCTTCTGTTTGCGAGCAGTTTCTTTGTCAGTATCACTGCCACTATTCCATAGTTTACGATTTACTTCACCAACAGGATCTTTACCACCGTTGGTAGTTAATGAATTTTCAATATACCAACCACCAGGGCCTTGAAATGCATGAGAGTATAGTTTAATAAAGGGACTATCTTCACCATCAGGAGCAGGAAGAAAACGTATAATAGAAAACCCATTACCTGCACTATCAACAGTTGGTTTCCAGAAACGATCATCGCCGTTAGAAGAAGAATTTGCTTTCTCTAACTCTTTAGTCAAAGAGGAGAAGTCTTGTGATTTACTTTTGAGATCAGCAAAAGACATAGGATTACCTTAGATTTTTTTGGATTTGGTTTGTGTGACGTTTGTCACTCTGTTATTATAGCACGAAAGAGAAGAGGCGTCAACCCTAGTCTTCGATTACATATTCTTCAAATTTTTCTAATGAGTCTAGCATATTGGACATAATAGACATTACATTACCAGATTGCCAAACACCGTAAAGCACACGAGCTCCTTCTTCAATACTGTTACACATATCAACAGCACGAGGATCGTCAGAAAGTTTTAATCGTGTATAAAAGATTTGTTGTTTTTGTATTAACTCTCTTACTGTATAAATGTAATTCAATTGATCTACCTTAGTAGCTTCACCAAGATTACTTGAAGAAATAATTTGATGTGCTACTTCTTGTAGTTTTTCTAATTCTTCTGCTTCTTTTTGTACAATATCAGAGTCAAAGAAGTCGCTCATACCAGTGTTAGTTTTGCCTTAGATGTTTTTTTCATATAATTAAGTTGCTGTGCATCACATTTTAATTTTTCCTTTAATGGTTTTGTAATTAATTTTGATACTGTTTCAACTTCAATGTTATTCGTGTCACAATACTGTAGGATGGCATCAATATAATTTATTTCATTATATGATGCAATTTTCTCTACTTCTTGGGAGAATTTTGCACTTGTCATAAATTTGTCCTCTAAAATTTCAGTTTTATTCATAGGTTTTTTTATACTCGTCTATGTATCCAATTAATTTTTGAAGATATATCTTCTTTGGTGTTTCTACAAACACTTGAGTGTCTCCACTTTCACAAGCAATGATAGTTACAATTTTACCAACTTTTATTTTGTATCTTTCATACAGCATACATGCATATGCCGTTTCTTGAATAAGATAATCTTGAATCCACTCAAGTTTTTTTTCTTCAGCAGATGTTTTAAAATCAATAATAGACAATTCACCATCAAATTCAGCAATACAATCAACTCGCCCTGCAATCTCCAGATTGTCTGAATATAATGCAGCTTCTTGCGCGTAAATATTATTGATTCTGTCTAGTGTTTTTTTAGAATTTTTAAACATCATCAAGGGCAAATGTTTGTCCTTGAATTTAGTTTCATCGTATGTATTATTTAGGTAGTCTTCAACAATAGAATGGTATGTTGTGCCACGCGATGCAGCACGAGTAGAAATTTGATTTGCTTTTGTCTCACCTACTCTTTTTCTCCATTTCATTATACCAGCTTTTTTATCTGGACTGCAAGACAAAACAGTAGTGATAGAGGGATACTTACCACCAGAAGGCACAGGATAAACTCTACGCCCGTCTATATTCTCAGCAACTAATTCAATTGGAGTCAAAGGCAAATGATTAAAAAGCATTCTATTAAAGTCCTAGATTTGTTTTACTAATTATGTAACTACGCACAAGTCCGCTACGCACAATATCTTCAATTTGAAATTCAACAGTAGAAAACTCTTCCATTGTCTCAATAATACGCATAAAATCAATTATACCACTACGTTCTTGTGATTTTACTAAATCAGACTGTCTAACATCACCCGTGAAGACAATTTTAGAATCTTGACCAATTCTGGTAATAATAGAATCTAATTCATGAAAATTTAAATTTTGCATTTCGTCAATTAAAACGATACAATTATCTAATGTTGTGCCACGAATGAAAGATGTTGACCAGAAAGAAATAGTTTCTTGTGCTTTAAGATTGTAATATAATTTATCAAATTCATCGTCACTTGGCATCTCAAACATATATTTTACCATATTTTTGTATGGAATTTGATAGAGACTTGATTTATCTTCATGATCACCAGGAAGAAAACCAATCTCTCGTGTTGCTACAAGTGAGCGCACAATATATATTTTTTCATATGGAGTGTGCTCATTAAGCACATCTTTTAACGCAAGATACAAAGCGATAAATGTTTTTCCTGTGCCAGCACATCCATATGCAAACATGTTTTTATTTTTTGCATATTCTTCAAAATATTTTCTTTGATTTTCAGTAAGAGGCTCAATATCATTTATTAAATCAAAATTAATTGGTTTTTTTCTTTTTAATTGTTTAGAATTCATTCCAGATGGAACAATTTGCTTTGATTTGCGAGTTCTTACGGGCATGTTAGAGTCTTTCTACGGTAGATCCTGGGACATTAGCAGCACGATTGATAATGTGTTTCCAATCGCTATTTGTTTTGTTTTGCCAGTTTCCCACTTCGGAAACTGCATGAAGAAGACTAGGCATTTGATTTAACTGTGGATTAGCTTCAAGATATGGTAATCTTTCTGCCATATACATTGATTTCTCAAACTCTTCACCCGTAATATTATCCTTAAACTTGTATGTTGGCATTTTCAATAAACCATGAGGGTGTGGTAGATGGAGACTTCCATTTTGCGAAAGCAATTTTGTCTCCAATGTAGTAATTACGATATGATTGGATAGAATCTCCAGTCACTTTATATTTATCTGGCATAGCAGGAGGAGGATCTGCCCAACCAGCGTCTGGAATATTTCTTGGTGGTTGTGTTAAGTAACCAACAAGATACTCAGACGCATGAAACTTGTTATACCTATCAGTATATTGATAACAACATTGCTGATACAACTGAAACAACCATTTGTAATGTTTTCTAGATTGTCGTAACCAGATATTAGATGGATGATTGATATGAGATGCTTTATACAATACATCTTCGCGTGGTTTTTCTAATCGCCAACGTTTGATGTTGTGGTTGTTAGCAGTTTTGGCAGTATAAGGAATGCCGTCAAGCACACGATGAGCGGTAGACATGAGCTGAGCATACTCAACAATCATTTTTACTACATGCTTATCACAATGCTCGGCGGCACAAATTATTGGGTCGTAACTGAGATAGAAGATATTCATAGAATCTTTGGCTATGATCCTATTATATCACCATTCCATCGCTTTAGCAACCGTTGGAAACTGTTCCTTAAAGATTTCTCTACATTGTTCAGCAATAACCATATGTTCTTTCTGAGTGCCGTGAGCTGACCTTAGATTAATATAGTGTATCCAAGAGCGACAGGATCCAGTCATATAGATGCGCGTAGGCGTCGCTAGAGGCAGCACAAAGCGGGCACATTCTTTTGCTACGCCTTGCTCCAAGAGGAAGTTATAGGTGTCTTGTGCGTCATTGAAGAGGTCTCTAATCATCTTATTCATTGCTATTACTTTCTCTTCTTCAAGATCGTCGGTAGAATTTTGACGATTCTTTGTATCCTGTCTACGTAATTCAGGTAGGGGAATTTCTGATGCTAAAAGGTTTGTATCAGCATAGCGTTGAGAGAATTCTTGAAAGGTGAAACTTCTATGTCTTAGTATCTGAGCTGCGATACCACGACTCGTTTCAATCTCCAAACTCATATGGGATTGCTCAAACACAGACCAATGATTATGTTGAATACAATACCGAAGTAATCCAGCATAGTTTTCGTTGTCTTGGTTACTAGGATTAGAAACTCTGGCAACATATGCCATTGTCTTTTCCGCATCAGGAGTAACGGAAATAAGTTTAACTTGAGAATGGATTGTCATATTGGGGAGCACCATCAAGGCGGCGAATTTCAAAGAGATTAGATTTGCGATAACGATTGTATTTTTTTACAATTTTTTTCATTTCCTTTTCTTTAATTTTTATATTTAAACGCGAAGTTTTAGGATCTATCTCTGGAGTCTCTGGAGATATCCATGGATCTGGAGATTCTATCACTTCTTGTGCTTCAATGTCAATGATTTGATCTGTCATTTATTTTTTCCTCATGTAATTATCAAATTTCATTATGCAATGCTAATAGTAGCGGTAACCGTAACACTATCCCCATTATTGGCAATATTAAAAGGACCAGAAGAGAATCTTTCAGATGCAATTAATTTACCAGTTGTATTACCAACAAGATAATATCCGTAAATCTGTCCAACACCTGATGTAAAAGTAAACAGTTGTGGACTAGTAGTTGCTACGCTACCAGTAACAGTCCAAGCAGTAGTTCCTAAAATTTTTGAAACATATCCGCCGCCAGTTACTTCTGTGAAATCTACTAGATCTGTAGCAGTACCTGGAGTTATATTATTATTATATAATTTCAAGTTAATAGTTTCTGTTGTAGGAGTGACTCCCAATAAATATTTTAAAATATTTTCAGATCCATCTTCCGATATTTGAATTGTCATATTACCTCCGTTTTTTTTCTTCTTTTTGTTCTTTTGGTTTGTTTCCCCATAGACGAGGATTAATTCTACCTTCAGATTGTTTCCATCCTTTCAAAGTAGATTTATAATTGTCCCAATAATGATCAAATAAATCAACTTGTCTATCCGATATAGTTAAATCAAACGCAGGCATTCCATCTAATTCATATTCTACCAAGTAAGAATTATATGGTAGAGTTTTATCGTCTGCTAATTCTGCGTTACAATTTTCATGAATAATTTTTATCAACTGCGATTACCCCATTGAATATTTGGAAAGGTTTCTTGTATAAGAGTTTTAGAAATTCTCGTATATCTTTTTTGTAATGTTTTATCTTTTACTTCACACAATAATTCAGCTTCTTCGGCATGGAGAGTTTCTAAAAGACCTACAAAAATTTGCTCTCTTTTCATACTAGTCGTATTCATACCACCTTTAACAAAGTAGGCAAATTTTCTTTGCTCCCCCTCAAGATAAATATGATCTAACCCTTTTTGTGCTGTATTTTTCCTGTAAGGAACTTCTCCAGTTGGAAGTAAAGTCAATACTGACTCGTCAAAATTCCAAATAAGAAGACTACGAAGAGCTTGCGAATCATACTCTTGTAATAGTTTGCTTTTTTCTGCTTTAGTCTTGGCGTTATTTACTTTTTGTAAAATTTCTGTAATTAATAGTTTCATATCAGTTATGATTAAAAGTTAGTTTGTTGCTGCGAAAATAATAATCTTGCATCAAATCATTAAGTTGATGCTGCTTAAAATATTCAATTGGTATTTGTTTATCTTGATTATTTAGTGAGACATATTCATCAATAATTTTACTCTCAATGTCACTAGGAATATAAGATAAATCTATAAGATTTTTATTTCTTTCGTAATTATCTACCAATTCTTTAGTTGTGCAGAAAACAGATGGATCTTGAGTTGCCCACGTTTCTAAGTTTTTCTTACTTATAGGTTTCTGTCTTTTGTTTGTTACAAATGTGTCATCATCAGATAAAAAATTAGGTATTCCGTCGGACTTATCTCCTTTAATTATATGCTCAAGTATATAAATTTTTGGATTCTCATGTTTAACTTCTTTTTTTAAAATAGGATTAAACTGTTTAACAAATGGATACCGTTGAAGTTGAATAAAATCTTTGTCACCAGAAAGTATTAAAATATTCTCTAATGGTTTTTTTGCTTTGTGTAGCTTTATATTTTCTATTGCTCGATGTTTAACCAGTGTGGAAATAACATCATCTGCTTCTGCTCCATAAACTTCAACTACTTTATACGGAAAATAGTTTTTTATTTCATCTCTTATCTTATTCAAGACATCAAAGATAGCATTCCAATCTAGGTCAGATGCTTCTCTATCTTTCTTTCTATTTTGTTTATAATAAGGGAATGCAGATTTTCTCCAGTAATACCTGCTATCGTATGCAAGTATCATCTCCCCATATTGGGGTTTATATTGTTTTTCGTACGAAAGAAGCCCAGTTAAAACCATATGTCTAACTAAATTTTCATTCAACACACTCATTTTCAACTGCATCATCAAATTACTAATCATAATCTGATTCATATCAATAAGAATCATTTAGTCCTCGTCATTATCATAATCATCATCCTCATCATCGTTTACAAAAGCAACTCTCAATAATTCATCTCTATGTAATTCTCCATTTTCGTCAAACATTTCTGGATGCAGAATATGTTTTGCATATCCAGCATTCTCATACCACATATCGAAAACATCTTTGACATTCCATACTAGCACACCTCCCAAAATAAAAGATCCTACCGTTAGAAAAAATGCAACAAATAAAAAAGGTAATGATGCTTCCATGAGTCTACTCCTTGAGTTTTTACTTTATTTTTTTAATAGCATTCAAATGTAAATTTAAAATACTTTCCAAAAATTGAAAAAGATTTAATAAACACTGTATCAGATTTTTCTAATACATTTACTTCTTTTTTCCCCCGAAGCATTAACTCAACACCTCTATTTATTTCCAGCGGCAGTTGAGTTTTTTTTATTTTTGCTTCCTGGTTTTCTTCCAGGTTTTTTTTCGTCATAGTATTTCTCTGCGTCTTCTATAATTTTAAACAAATATTCTTTATATTTTCTTGCTCTTGGTTTTCCCATCCATCCATAAACTTCTCGAAGATCTGCTACATCTGGTCCTCCATCTAAAAATAAATCTAAATGTCTAATTTCATCACGAATTTGAGAAACTAAAGGACTATTTAAAAATAATAAAATTTCTGGCCTTTTTATTCCACTAGATGTTAGGAAAATATGAAAATTTAAAAGATACTTCTGTGAAGTAACTGCTAAATCAATTGCACTGTTTACGATATTATAAATTTCATCGTTAACTTTAGTCATATACTTTTTTTGGTGGTTGCACCAAACCTTTTTCTAAAAACAATTTAGCAGTTTCGACTAACCCACCAATTTCTTTTCCATCAATAACAACTAAAGGATATCCATTAGCAAGTGGAAATTGTGTTTTAAACATAGCAAAAGAAATATCTTTATCTATAACAACTTCTGTGTATTCCACTGCAGCTCTATTGAGTAATTGTTTGATCGTGGTGCAATGACTACACCCAGGATTTGTGTATACCACTATTTCCATTAAATACCTCTTTGTAAAATTCGAATTTTGGGTTGCTCTGATTCTAATGCATTTGCCATATAATTGCAAGCCCTCTCTGGCGCTGTATGGTCGCCGCAGGTGAAAATATCTACCGCTGCGTATGCTTTTTCTGGCCACGTATGAATGCTGATATGACTTTCTGATAGTAAACACACGGCAGTAATACCTTGTGGAGAAAATTCATATTTTACTTCTTCTAATAAAGTAGCATTAGCATATTCCACCGCTGCTGAAAGTGCTTTGCTAATAAATGCAGAATCATTCAATAACTCTGAATTGCATTCACATAAATCAGCAATCAAATGCATTCCTAGCACTTCCTGTATCATTAAAATATCCCAAATACCAACGATATTTATTAGTATTTAATTTGGAATATAATTTTTTCTGGGTGGATACTTATATAGTGTAGGAAGTATTTTTGGTTTTATCCACTCTCGTATCTTATCTCTACTTTCTTCAGTAAAAAAATCTTGTTCGGCATACCACTCTTCCCAATTAATATGAGACTTAGAGTTATTACACTTCTTACAGCAACATATTACATTAGTAACAAAGTCACTGCCACCTTTAGATTGTGGAATAATGTGATCTAAGGTAAGCTCGTGCTTACTGCCACAGTAAGCACACTTATGTTCCCATTTATCTTTAATCGATTGTCTCCACATTCTCTTTGCGTCTGCTGAACTTGTTGTGTGTAAGTGATACAAGTAGTCCGAAAAAGAATTATAGAGTTCCATTTAAGAAAGCATCTAAGATTATTTATTAGTATGAAAAAACCACCCGAAGGAGTGGTTTAGTTGTTTTCTTGATACAAGAAGGTTATTCATGGAATATTAGGACAGCAATAAGAACAAAGAGTATAAAATAAATTAACCCTAGAATGATGTTCATAACAGAGACATAAGGAATAAGAATACTCCAAAAAGTTGGAGTATTATGAGGAATATCATTTAGAGTTTATAGTGCGTTTCCACGAGGCATCACTTCTTCGGGGAAGTTGAAGTTTTCGTGAGGTTGGTCTGCTGTTGATAACCATGCTCTAAGACCTTCATTAAGGAGGATATTTTTTGTGTAGAACGTCTCAAACTCTGGGTCCTCTGCCGCTCTAATCTCC